AGGCTTATTCGCATACTACGCAGAGCTTGGACGAGTCGTATCGGCTGACGAGCTCTCTGCCGTCATGCCCGAAGGTAGAGATTCAATCCAGGGTGCGATCAACGAATTAAAGCGCGGACAGTACATCATGACCACCAGAGAGTGGAATGGCACCAAGTGGTTTAGCGCAATGAAGTTCACAGAAGCAGCAAAAAAGCTCTTAAGTCTGAATACCGGCTTTTCAGGGCTCTTGTATATTGACAGTGATACAACTACTAATACTAGTACTAGTACTAGTAACAAGCCTATAGTAGAACTACTACGTAGTTCTACTATATCGAGGACTGCGTCCTCGAAGAGTGAAGGAGGTCCTGAGATGGGATGGGATTTAGATGGAGAACAACCTGCGCCAAAGAAGCGCTTTCGCATAGAGGCAGACGATGATGCCAGTGGCGCTGTCGGCAAGGTAGAAGACAAGAAGGCTATGCGTCAGGCTAAGTACGGTGCCAAGGATCTAGAGTCTGACCCAATGCGTAACCGTTCACAAAAGCCAGAGTCAGAGTGGAGCACCAAGGATCTTGTTTCAGAGTTTGGATCCTTGCTTAACCTCAGCCCTGCTCGTGATGTTCCTATGCAGCTTAACACTCAGCAGCTTGCTATCTGGATCAACAAGATGGTTAAAGAAGGCGTGACTAGACAACAGATGCTTTCAGCTATTAGAATGTTCTTTGAGGACCCACGCAATCTGAACGACCCAGGAATTGGTGTTCAGATCTGGCGCAGGTTCGTGGCTTACTACCCAACCGCACATGGTTTGGTTACTCGTGAAGAGCTTCCTACATCCTATGTGGATGAGGAGTTCAAGGCTCAGCAAGAAAAGATGCTCAAACTACTAGGAGGCAAGTAATGTACGACCTGAATAAGATCGCACCAAGCATCCGTCACAGGATTCTAAGGGCCAACCTTCCTATGAAGTCTCTTGGTATGGAGCTCTCAGACCTCGACAATGGCCCTGCTGTGGCTAAGGTCAAAATCTGGATGGAGCAGGTCCGCTCTGGAGTGGTCATTAAAAGCCCTGGAAGCCCCTCTAGCGGGCTTGGACTCCTACTAGTAGGGTTACCAGGTCACGGCAAGACAACACTAGCCTCTGTGGCCGTCCAAGAGCTTATTCGGACAATGCCCTTTGATATGGAGCAGCCTGGTCTATTCTTAGACTACCCAAAGTTCCTACGACTTGAGAAGAGTGCCTTTTCCGACAACACGTTGGAAGATGAACTCAAAAGAATTTACGGAGATGATCGTCATTCAATCCCGTTGTTTATCTTAGATGACCTCGGTAAAGAATATAAAACACAGGCTGGTTGGGCAGAGAATGTTTTTGACGCTTTGATTCGTGCACGCTTTAACGCAGGGCTTCCAACAATCATTACTACAAATGTTCGTACAGAAAGTTGGAGACGTACGTACGGTGAACCAATGGCAAGCTTTGCCCATGAAGCATTCATGTGGGTTGAGGTAGAATCTGATAAGGGGGATTTACGCAAATGAAAGTACCTGATATGTCTTGGATGATTACACAGATCTTTTTATCTGATACGGGTGTGCACGAAGTGCATGTTCATCAGGATACGCATAAGCTGCGGTGCAATTGCTCTGGGTACAACACCCGTACCAGCTGCAAGCATACACGATTTGTAAAAGATAAAATGGAGAAGAACAACGGAATCTATCCAGTTGAGATCTCTAACAAGGTTGATCGTTACGAAAGCCGTATCGCTTCCGAAGATCCGATAGCATTTAGAGAATTGCTGGTAAACTACGGCAAGATCGTAGCTCTGTAAATATGCGCGGGGGCGATATATCTAACGAGATTCCTATGAGAGTACTCGTTGCTTTAGATTGCATTCTAGATAGGCAACTAAAGTTTAATAGAGTGCTTGGTATACAGGTGCCGTATCAAGAAGTTACTTACAGTCGACAAGCTTTGTCTAGCTTTTGGCGGTTCAGAGAAAAGAATGATTACACCTTAGAACTAGTTGGGTTTGAACATTCACAGAAAGAAATGGATGCCGTGCTTGAGGATCTAGATAATCTAGGCACCAATCCGTTTAACTATTCAAAAGCTTATAATGTAGTTGCAGATCTTGTAGCAGAGCTTCCTTATAGGCCAGAAGTAAAGTATGTAATTGATGTTAGTTCTCGTGGCATGCGCTACGGGCACTGGTTTTTAGATGAGGGGGCGATGCATGGCAGCAAATAATGAAGAGCGCTTGCTTTCCAAAGCCATTCGTAACAGGGATATAAGACCCCTTGTTGAGTCTGGTGTACAGGAAGACTGGTTCTTTAATGACATGAACCGACAGGTGTGGAAGTTTGTTATTAAACATAACGAGAAGTACGGAGAAGTTCCTACTGCCGTTACTGTCAAAGAAAACTTTCCTACCTACACTCTACATGCTGTAGAGGATAGTGTCGAGTATCTTATTGATCAGTTGGTAGAGTATCGAAAGCGTCAAAAGACTATCGATACTTTGCTTGAGGCTCAGCAGTCTGTACAGCAGGGTGATCACAACGCAGCTATTCAGACGATGAGCTCTGCGGTACAGTCGCTTCTTAACGACAACACCAGAGAGTCTAACGACGAGAACCTCAGCGAAAACCCGCTAGAACGTTACGATGAGTACTTGAGTATCAAGACTCGTCCTAATGGGTTGCTTGGTATCTCTACAGGGTTTAAGACTATCGATGACATTACTGCCGGATTACTTAAGCAACAGCTGTGGACTATAGTGGCCCCGCCTAAGACCGGTAAGTCCGTGCTAGCTATGCAGATGGCTATCCGTGCACAGGATGAAAACCTTAAGGTTATGTTTCAATCATTTGAGATGACAGCAAGAGAAATGAAAACGCGTTACGATGCTATGCGTGCACATATCTCCCACGGTCGTTTGATCCGCGGTGCTCTTAGACCAGAAGAAGAAAAGAGTTACCGAGATCATCTAAGCGAAATTCGCCAAGAGTTCTGGATGCCAGACAACATCGCAGCTAGAACTATAACCGGACTGTCAGCAAAGATTGAGAAGTTTAAACCGGACATTGTATTTGTTGACGGTATGTATCTTATGATGGACGAAGAGACCGGAGAGACTGAGAGCGAACGTTCATTGCGTAGTCTTACACGTAACATGAAACGTGTAGCTCAGCGTTACGATGTGCCTGTTGTAGTTAGTACTCAGGCTTTGCGTTCTAAGATGCGTGGTGGAAAAGTAACTGCAGACTCTATTGGTTACACATCATCGTTCTTACAGGACTCAGATATTGTTCTAGCTTTACAACGTCAGGATGAGGAAGATGATTCATCTAGATCTTTAACAGTAGCAGCAAGTCGTATTTCAGGTATGGGTTCAACAGATCTTATGTGGGATTGGGAGGAGGGACGCTTTGAAGAGTATGCAGCTTTCAGTGGCATTAAGTCCGTTTGATGGGACACAGCTGTGCACAGATTACAACACTGATATCTTCTTTCCAGAAGAGTACGGTGACGAGGATGTGGCGCAAGCTAAGAGCATCTGTAATGATTGTTGGATCAAAGACAAGTGTTTGTCCTTTGCTCTTAGCACCAATGAAAAAGAGGGCGTATGGGGTGGCACCACTCCTGTAGAACGTAGACGTATTAAGCGCAGGGTAAAGAAATGATGGACCTTCGCGGGGAACCTATTCATATCTGTATATGCGGTTCCAAGTTGTGGAACATACAGGCTATGTTTGAAGACTATGAAGTGTCGATGTACTTTACGGATATGGAATGTGCGCTCTGTGGCTCTAAAGCTACAGCGCCCACACTTCCAGATAAACCAGGGTGGGAGAGGGAGGACTGATGTACGCGGAGGGTTCAGTAGAAGGCGTGCTTCTTAACTTAGGTATTGAAGTTACGCAGCGTGGCGATGAGTTGCTTGGGCTATGTCCTATGCACTTAGAGCGAACCGGTCGAGAGGATAGTAATCCTTCTTGGTCTATGAATGCTGAGAGTGGTGTTCATCATTGCTTTTCTTGTGGGTACAAAGGCACCTTGCTAACTCTTGTTGGTGAGATCAAAGAGTTCACCACAACATGGGGACGTGTAGACTTTGAGGCTGCCAAGGAATGGTTACGCAATAATGTCGAGGTTAACTTCGAGTATCTTGCACGCCAGCTAGAGGAAGCTCGCAACAGCTACATCCCTATCCCTGCACCTGTGGGGATGAGTGAGGCACGGCTGGCAATTTTTGACAGCGTAGCACCTGATTGGGCTTTATCTGCTAGAGGTTTGACAGAGGATGCTTGTGTTCTTTACGGTGTAAAGTGGAACCCTAATAAGAACTCTTGGATCACACCTATCAGAAACCCTAACGGCTTTAAGCTGATGGGTTGGCAAGAGAAGAGTCAGACAGAGCGCTTCTTTCGTAACAGGCCTACAGGTGTAGCTAAGTCAAAGACATTGTTTGGTCTTGAGTTGTTTAAGTCAGGAACAATGATCGTTGTAGAGTCTCCGCTAGACGCAGTCAAGCTCTCATCAATGGGAGTTTTTGGTGCGGTATCTACTTTTGGCGCATCTATTAGTGATGATCAGCTACAGCTTATGAAAGCTGCGGACAAGCTGATCTTTGCTATGGACAATGATGCTGCAGGTAGAAAAGCTTCGGCAGATATGCTTGAGCGTACACGTAAAGAGGGTATGGAATGCTGGTTCTTAAACTACCAGGGCAGCGAGTATAAGGACATTGGCGACATGCCAGAACATTTGGTACACTATTGCTTAGAGGGTTCAAAACATTCTGTATTTGGAGAGGCAGCATTCTTATGACACACGATGAACTACTAGAAGAAATTACTGCATACGAACGCAGGACTTGCAACTCAGCAAGAGATGACTCAACTTGTATTTCGTTACATCCTTTGGCTAGGTCTCTTCGTGCAGTAGTGGAATTGCATTACCCTATAATTCATGCTTTGCCTGATGAAACATGTCGGGCTTGTCAAGATTTATATCCTTGTCCAACCATTCAGGCTATTGAGAAGGAGTTAGGTAATGGATAAATCAGAAGAAAAACTTCCAGGATATAAGCAAACCCCGCCAGATTGGTGCGATGATTGTGCGGGAAATCCAGGAGAGGTGTGCCCAGATTGTGGATGCACACACAATTGTTGAAGGCTATTGAAAAGGAGTTGCTATGATCATCGGACTAACAGGGTACGCACAGTCAGGTAAAGATACCGTGGCTAAGATTCTTGTAGAAAAGTATGGCTACACTCGTGTTGCTTTTGCAGATAGGATCAGAGAGTTCTTATACGACATGAATCCAATGGTAGATACCGTGGCATTTGAACCTATCTTTCTTAAAGAACGTGTAGATAGAGATGGTTGGGAAGTGGCTAAGAAAAACCCACACATTCGTCGTGCCTTACAGAACGCAGGAGTATCTGCTCGTAAAGTTTTTGGAGAAGACTTTTGGGTAAACGAGGTACTTAAGAGTATTGATCCGGCAGATAACATTGTTATCACTGACGTTAGGTTTACAAATGAAGCCGAGACTATCAAGCTCATTACTCAGTTTACCGGACAACCATCACAGATCTGGCGTATCAAACGTCTTGGAGTAGAGGCTGTGAATGCTCATGTATCTGAGTCACAGATGGACGACTATCCTGTAGATCAAATCTTTGCTAACAACGGAACCGTAGAAGATCTAGAAATTATGATCAAGACAAGAATGCAGGGGTTAGTTTTAAATGGCTAAAGCATCTATTGATTATAATGTTGTTAAAGAGCTTCCTGAAAGATTTTGGGATAAGGTAAACAAGACAGACACTTGTTGGTTATGGACCGGTAAGATCGATGATGGGTATGGGCGCTTTTCTTACAAGGGGGTCACCTACCTAGTGCACCGACTAGTTGTTGCAGTGCTCATAGAACCAGTAGTTATTGGAATGGTTATTGACCACACTTGTAGGGTCCGTAACTGCTGTAACCCGGATCATCTTCGTCAGGTAACTATATCTGAGAACACTAAGAATTTGAAACGACAAGACGATCCAACTACCTGTGTTAATGGACACCCATTGTTTGGCGAAGCTGCGCAGGTTCATATTAGTGAACGACGTACACGTCATAACGGTGGTACTACTTCTATTACCTGCAAGGTATGCAACTCAGTACGTAGACTAGAGCATGTGTCTCCAATAGAGGAGCTCGTGTAATGTGGTCCTGGGTACTGGCTTGCATCGGTGTGTTTGGCATCTACTTTGTTGGTAGAAAAACAGTGTGGGGTTGGCTAGTCCTATTAGCAAACGAAGTTATTTGGATTGTATATGCAGTGTCTACAAAGCAGTATGGTTTTATTGTGTCAGCTATAGCGTATGCTATCGTGTACGTCCGTTCATTTATTCACTGGAGACAAGACGCGTGAGTTTTACAGGAACACTTTTACCTTATCAAGTTGAGGCCGTAGAGGCTATGGTGGCACGCAAGAAGATGCTTGTAGC